TCAAACAGGGAAATTACCCCCGTTGCCAGCGAAAGCTGCTGCACGCGGCTGAAGTGTCACGATTAAATCGGTAATCTCCGCGTCGGTTAGTTGCTTGCCCGCATACTGCTTTTCATAGCGGTCCTGTATCTCTTTGGTCTTTGCCGCTATCTCATCTTGCGACAAGCCCTTGTTGCGGGTCTCCGCTTCGACTTCACCCGAAGCCAATCCCCTAGCCTGTTTAGCGTCCAAGGTCTTGCCTTCGTACTTATCACGTACATCTTTCGTGGCTTGCGTCTTAATGGATATTTCCGCAATCTTGTCGGCAACATAATTGACGATATCGTCCCATACTTGCTTGAACACGTTGGCCAGTTGCTTCATGATCCCCCATGCTTTAACCGCGAACTCCGCTAACGCCCCGCCCCAACCGTAGACTACGTTCGGGAACTCTGATTTCAGGAACTCCCAAACGGTCGTAGCCGCTGACTTGATGCTAAGCCACGTTGAATCCCAATAGTATTCCAGTTGATGCCAAAGGGTAACCAGCCCAGCGGTAAAGCCGTGCCATGAGCCTAGCATCTTATCCAGGAACTCCACGATCTTCACGAAGCCGCTGACCGTTCGCTCAACGAAGGTATTGCCGCCACCGATGGCATAGGCGAAGGCGGTTACCAACGTGGCAAGCCCCGCGATTACGATAGCGATTGGTGACGTTACAAGGGCTATTAGAGCGGCCCCAAGGGAAAAGACGGCTCCCGCTATGGCCACGAACCCCGCGACGCATGTGCCGACGAACGTGGCGATTGCGGGGCCAAAGGCGATAACTGCCGCAATGGCCGCTCCGACCTCCGCCCAATGGATGATCTGCTGTTTCATTTCGGGGGTTAGGTGCTGTAGGTACATCGCTAGATTCTGTAGGAAGGTGGATACTTTTTGGAGTTGCGGGACGAATATGGCCCCGAAGGTCTCCGCCGTCTCCATGACGGTATTATGGAGTTGTGAGAGTTGGCCATAGAAGGTATTGGTTTGCGCTTGTGCTTCTTCCATGCCCTTATTGCCGTAGGCCATGACGATATTCAGCCGCTCCTGATCGCTATGGGCGCGCTTGAGGTCTTCGGACAGTTTGCCGTGTCCGCGCTCCAACATGCGGAAATTGCCGTCTTGGGCCTCCGTTACCGCCTTAATCCCTTCCTGGATGTCGCCACCGAACAAGGTAGACATACCAATGCCCGCTTTGGTTACCTCTTCCATGTCGTCGGCGGTAACGCCTAGGTTAGCAGCGTAAGCCAACCCTTGCTTGATCGCGTCTTTTGAATAGGTCGTGATTCGTTGAAGTGATTCCGCGAATGCGTCATACTTCTTCATGTTTTGTTCTACTTCCATGCCGTTGGCGGAAAGAGCGGCATGGAGGGCGCTTTCGGCCTTCTCCGCGTCTCCGAAGGCTTTGGCGATGTAGGTAGCGCCAGCGGCTAGGAGGCCGAATACTTTGGTAGCCGCCCCGCTCAAAGCGGAGAAGCCACTACCTAGTTGGGAGACGCTGGACTTCACGCGGCTCATGCCGCTGTCAAAGCCGCCAGTCTTTGCGCCGATATCCACGAATGCGTCAGCGATTGAAAATCCCACCGCTCCCCCTATTAGATAGGCTTAGGCTTCTTCTTAGCCTTCGCCCTTATTTTGGCAATATGTTTCTCTAGTGCGGCAGGGCTACGGCTTTTCTTGTCATCCGCTTTCACATAGAGCATAACCTGACGCAACGTCATACGGTCGATTTCATAGGGCTTTACGGAATAACTGGATTGCTCCATTACTTCGCGGTAGAACCTTTCCAAGTCCCAGCCCTCCGAAGGCGCTTCTACTCTTGCTTCGCTTTCGCTTCCGGAGGCACTATCAAAGGGTCGTTCTTGAACCCCGCCATTTCCAGAATCTTCTCCGTCAATTCACCAATGTTATTTGCCGTCAACATGTCAAAGGCCTCCGCCTTCGTCACGCTCTCTTGCCGCTTGCGAAGCGACAGATACAGCATAAGCGCCGTACCGTTCATCGTCGCGGCCCTAACGTCGAACTCTGGCGATCCTAGCCGTATCCCCTTGATGTCATCGTAAGCCTTGCCTAGAAGAAACTGACGGTCTTCAGGCTCCAAACCGCCCAACTCCGACTTGATAAGCCGCAACTGTTCGCGCTTGAAATCGTCCTCCATCTCCTTGAAGTCACTCATGACCAACGGAGACATAAGCCACGTCTTACCCTTGAAGTCGAAGGTAGTATTCGCGGCAATATGGTCGTTTGAATCGTTTGAACTCATAATCTCCCCTTGTTGTTTTCTTATTGTCTATCGACAGCCTACAGCCTTCGGCTTTACGTCGTAGCGCCATAGGCGGACAACTTGTGAGATTAAGGATTAAACGTGAATGCTCCAGTGACTTTTGCGGCAAGCGTATAAGCCACTACCGCTTCAACGCTCAAGTCTACGTTTACGTCAGATACCTTGGCGTATGCCGCGCTGATCGTCGGAATACTGGAGGCCGCGTTGACGAACAACTGTAGTGCCGTCAGGATGTAGTTATTGCTTTGTAGGTTGATCGGCGCTTCGGCGGGGTCTTTGGTAGCGTCCCATTGCGCATCTACGGTAACTTCACAACCTTGTAGACCCGCCTGATACTCGTAAAAGCCGCCGCTGGTGGTAGACGTAGTGTCCAAGTCTTGCGTCATCACCTTAGCCGTCCATTTCTTCACTGATAGCGCGGTCCCGTTAACGGTAACCTTGCCAGCGTAGCCGATGAGATATTGATTCAAAGCCATATAGCCCCCTAAAAAAGATTAATCTTACTATCGTATTCGACTTGCCGTCTATCGGTTCCTTCAAATAGAGTTACGGTATCTTGACATCTTGATTCCAGCCGTAGGTGGCATTACTTCGCGGCAAGCAGCAGTTGGGATTGATCGTATAGACTTCTAAGAGCATAGCGGCATGGAGGCCGTGGGCGATGGCCGCTGGAGCCGATTGGTTGCCGACGAATAGCCTTGAGCCTTTGATCATTTGTGCGGCTTCTAACAGGTTAGCGGTTGGGAGGTACGGTAGTGGCCCTACGTCTTTCTGGAACTGCTGGTGCTCATCGGGAAGCCCTATGAAGGCCGCTTGATCGTGATATTTGGCATAAACCTTATGCCACGGGAAATGGGGATTATGGTAGCGGCTGGAGCGGCTGAAGATAATAGGGTAGTCGGTAGCCAATGGAGTTACGCGGAGCCAAGGAGTATCCCTTTCCGTCAGCGGTATATTGAAGGCTTTTAGATGCGCGTCAACAATGGATTTACTGTACGGCATGTAGTCCCGCCAAGCGTTGAGGTTAATGGCATCGTCGGGGGCCGAAGGCGTAACGTACTGTACATCGTTGATATAGGGCTGTTGGAGCAAGAGCGGTCTTATCATGTTTACGCGCTCTTGCGTCATTCGGTGGGTAGTTTCGGGGGAGTTATAGAGGTAGAGAGTTGCGGGGGTCTTTGACAACGCTCTGATAGTTGCTAGGCCGTACAGCAAATCACCTAAATCGCCATAGTGAGCAAGGTTCATGTTAATCGACTTGTCCTACGTCTTCAGTAATCAAAAACTCATACGTAACGAAGGCGTGATAAGTCTGTTCATCTTCGGCAAGGATACCTTCGCTCTTACGAATCGTGCCGACGCTAATATCCGTCAGTTCATACTCATCCCCCAGCGTCAAGGTAACAAAGTCAAAATGCGCCTTGATTAGACCGATAGCGTTGAGCGCAACCGTATCGGTCGTAGCCCATACGCTAAACTGTACTTGAACAGTATTCAAGAGGCACGTCGGTTGGGTTTGGAAGTCGGGAGTAGCGGTTACCAAAGTCAGTACGCACGTAGGCAGCGGCTCCGCGTTGCGCGCATGAGACAGGAAACAGCCGTTGGGGAAGATCGCCGTTAAGGCTGGTATATCGTTGAACAAGGTTTGAATACCGATTAACAGTTGGATCAATTTATTTCCCCTTCCGCAGAAAACTGCCACGCTTGTCGTGGCAGATGAATGCGGTAGCGGCCTCCGGCCGATAACGCAATAGAAACATTTGCCAAAAAGATGGAACAATCTTAAATCCTCTTCGGAGGTATTTGTCACCTGTTTTAGCAAATGCGGCAATTGAATCTGCCGCTCCGGAAGCAACTCCGTTGCCCCGGGAATCCCCTACGCTTGTCGTAGGGGTAAGTTCAATTCCCCTTTAGGATCGCTAGGATACGCGGTATCATTAGTTGGTAGGCTGGCCGTATGAACGGTCTTGCGGCCATCCGCCTACTACCTAGTTCCAGGAACTTCGCGTAGATAACATTCGTGCCAACGCGCGCTTTCATATTGGCAATGTCTATCTCATGACTGATACTGGCGCGGAGCCGTCCCAAATCTTTATGGGGCGGCTCCCCAGCGGCCGAAGGCGTAGTGCCGTGATTCGACGGCTCCGAAATACTTTCCTTAATGGCGTTCTGGAGTTCATAAGCGGCGCGCTCAAGTTTCTTGACGGTCGTAGCCTTCAAGAGTTTCTTGAACTCCTCTCCTCTCCATGAAACATTGCTTGCCATTTATGTTTCTCCTGTCGGTTTGCGTTCACAATCACAAGCAAAGAGCCTGTTAAGATCGCCACCCATATTGAGGATCGACAGTACGCGGAAGTTACTCCCGTCGTAGACAAACCTATCATCTACGTTCACGTTAGGGTTAATCGCGGAGTAGATGCGATAGAGTTTAGTGCTATCGAAATCTCCGTACATTATTTTGGCAAGGTCCGCTTTCAGGTTGTCGAAGCGACAAGGGAAATTAGAGGTAACCGCTGACCAGCCGACAACAACGCCACCGGTAGGGCTTTTGCTCTGTTGCTGGACTTCAATCGTTGCCGTATGGATCATTAGTCGCGAGATACTCATATCTCCCCTTACTCTCTTAGGCTCCCCACGACCTTCCTTGATTCGCCACCAGCCGCCGCTCCGTTACCTTCTCATCCGTCGCGTTCCATGCCTTGACTTGCTCCGCTGGCCCCGCAGGGGGCCCCGTAAACTTGAAGCGTAATTCGTTGGAATGTTGTATCTCTCTGGCCCCTGGACCGTGAACCACCAGCCACCTACAGCGCGACGCCTTGGCTCTTGCCCGCAAGTCGTGGTCCTCATTGCCCCAGCCCTTATGGTCCTCATCGTAACCGCCTAACGAATAAAACGTATCGCGGTACAACCCTATGTAGCCGTTGAGGTCAGTTGAGGAATACACCACGTTATGCGGAGTATAGGTGTCCAACTGAAGGCTTAACGAAGCCCGCAAGACATTATGACTTGCGGGCCCCAACAGGTTATCGGCGTCAAGGCTGACTAGAAATCCCCGTCAGCGGCCTTATGGGCTACGTTCTTGGCATGGGCGTGATGATACGTGCCCGTATGATCGTAGAGAACGTACTTGACCTTGGGATACCTGTTGATCCCCGAAGACTTCACCCAATCGTCCAGCCCTTCGCTGTCTCCGTAATTGACAATCACGAATTGGGTAGCCTCATCGGTAAACTTGAGGTTGTAGGGCAAGGTCTGCTTGAGGTGTTCAAGACGGCCCTTGATCGGCGTACAGTAGGAAATCAGCCCAGTATACATTAAATCACAAACCTTTTGTACTTGTTCAATACGCTCTTAATCTCATCGGTAATCGTCATAAAGGCGTCCAGGCGGTTCTTATAGTTGTAATCCCCTATTCTTTCGCTGTCCTTCGTAGTATCAATTTGCGAAGCGTAATAGAGCCGCTGAACCACTTGAGCCGTCGCCAACTGAACGTCGTTAGGGACCGTCGCATAGCCAGCGGAGTACACTACTTCAACCGATTGGAACCCCCATGGAAAGTTGTAATACGTTGACGTTGACGTTGCCGTCGTAGTAGCACCAGGTTTAAGGGCTATGATCCCCGCGGCGCTGACGATAAAGTCGGAGCCGCTGACGGTAACAGGATCGGTGAAGTAAGGGAACAAGGTAACCGTAGTCAGCGCGGTAACAGGGTAGTTCTTCAACGCCAACTTATACCCACCTTCGGTAAGGTCGTAGAACTCAAGATAGTTAGTGATAACGAAATTGTTGTGACAATAACTGACAACCGCTTGTGAAGCGGCGTCAATCAGTTGCCCTAAGAGAGTATCGTAGGTGGTAACGGTAAGGCTTAGGTATTGTTTCGCGTAGTTGAGAGTTATCAAGTCGGTGCTGTTGGGGAGGCCTCCGCCCCATTGAACGGTGCCGATGCCGATTACATCGTCGGTAGAAGCGGGGGAGCCGCCAATCTGTTGGTAGTAACTGACGCTGTAGGTTCCAGCGGTAATAATCAGCGTCGGGAAGTTTCCTTCATAGAAGCCGTCAGTAGGTTGCTCCGTCATGGCTACCGCGTACGCTGATTGGTCGGAGGTACTGTAGTTCTCAAAGGCGGAGGTAGAGTTGTTCCAGAATTGGCCAAGGCTATTAGAGACTATCGCGTAGGCCACGGCTCCGTGAAGCGGCGGTAAAGTTTGGAGCGTTAATTCATTGGCCATAGATTCCCCTTTTCGTTACACTACTTTATATCCTGTTATAGTCCAATGTTGTTGAGCCAGCAGTGTCCTGGTTAAATACGGACGTAGTGCCGGTCGATTGCGCTTGTAGGTTGATCGTCGTCGCGCCGGTTACCGTCAGTATCCAATCCAGCCCGACAGTTACTTGGCATCCAGCGTTCAACCCATAAGAGACGAGGCGAATAGAGCCAGTTACTATTGCTGAAGTAGTAGAGTTGTATAACTGGACCGTGTTTACGTCCGACGAGACCCCCTGACCGATTCGCATATTCGCCATGAGCCGATAGGTTCCCGCCGATGGCAAGGAAACGGTCAATCCAGTATTGGCATAACTGGTGGTTAGCGTATACGCACTTGAAAGTACCGATGAACCCGAAGCGGAAACCGCCAAAATTCCGGACGTAGGCAATGTGACGTTAGTGGTTGCTGTTAAGGTCAAGGTTGTCGCGTACGCCCCGGAGGTCGTGAATGCCCCGCCGAGGGTAATAGTCGAGCCGGCGGCATTCGCTACTCCCGTTCCCCCGTGATTAGCAGCAATTGTAGTCCCCGCCCAACCACCAGTCGTGATAGTGCCGACGGACACGAGGCTGGAAGCGGTCGTTAGGCCAGAGAGAGTAGTTAGCGTTGAATTGCTGGTTCCAGTTATGTTGGCTGCAGAACCAGTCGTGGTCAATAATGTTCCCGAGGTCGGTAGCGTCACATTGGTTGCTGCCGTAGTTGTCAAAGTAGTGGCAAATGCGCCAGAAGTAGTGAGATTGCCAGCAAGCGTCAGCGCGAAATTATTAAAGAGCGTCCCATTGGGCAACTGGATAGTCCCCGATCCACCTGCGCTAAATACTATGTCACCGGACGAATCAAAATACACCGACTGACTTGCGCCACCGAAGATATACTGGTTATCGGCGATTGATAATCCGCCACTGAAAGTAGTAGAGCCGAGTGTTGAGGGAATATCCGCAGCGACGAGCGACCTCATAGTAGGAATTGCCGCGCTGCCAGTCGTTGGGCCAGCAAATACCTTATTGGCTGCTTGGGTTGGTAGAGTAACAGCGAAGGTGCCACTGGAGGTAATAGCTGCTGGTGAGACAGAGAGGATACTGGGCACTGTTAGCCCAATACTGGTAACTGTCCCGCTGGTCAGTTGCGAGGTTGTCGCCAAGGTTCCCGAAGTGGGCAAAGTAAGTTGCGTGAATCCTGTAGTGGTGAACTCTATAGTATTGTTGTTAATGGTTTCAAATCCACCCGCGAGTTTCAACAGTTGTCCGTTCAGGCTGAGATTTCCGCTTCCCGAAGCGTTTAGGTAGATATTGCCACTATTATCAGCTTGTAATGATTGAGCAGAAGTGTTGCCAAAGAACAATCCCGTAGTTGAGGTCTCGCCTTGAGGAAGGATTAGCGCGCCGGTGAGAGTTCCGCCAGCAAGAGGCAGGTACGAGGCTAGAGCAGTAACAACTGCTGCTGGCGTTTCGTATCTCAAATCCAATTGTGATAATGGGAGGTCGTCACCTACAACGTACCAAATACCTGTTGAGGCTTGATACTGGAACAGGACACCTTGCGATGGAAGTGACAGAGTATCGCTGGTTGAACCTCCCGCTTTATTAAGTACGTCGGAACCACCTGTAGAGATTACAACTGTATTTGTTCCTCCCTGAATAACCAGTTTTACACCGCAACGGGTACCGTCTGGAGGTGCGGTTGGGAGGTGGCAAGTGAGATTACCGGAGGTAGTATTGAATGGAACAAAATCGCCAGCAGCAAGATTGTAATTTGCGGTCTTGATTGCTGTTGGGAATAAACCGAGAGCGTAGGCAGCGCCAGAGAACGCCAAGGTTCCGCTGGTCAGCGTCAAGCCATTGGCGGAAGTAACAGCGGTAACGACGCCGATATCGGCGGCATTCTTGCCGCTGTCAATTAAATTGCCGTTTTCATCCAAGGCCGCGAAGTCACCAGCCGTTGCCCCTTGAACCCTGTCTGCTTTACTGTTAATCGGATTGCTCATACTCTCCCCTATTCGCTATTATCGGCTTGATACCCTTCAAATGAACGGAGCCGCAAGGTTGTCCCTCGCGGCTCCGTTTGTTTGTGTATTTACTCAAGATTAGGTGCGGCTACCCAATACCACGAATGGCGAATACTTCGTGTTGTTCGTCGCGTAGTTAGGGTCTTTCAGCGGTTGGGCAAGTCCAGGCTTGCCGTCAATACGGAAAGTGAATCGGAACGCCATAGCGTCCTGATTGAAGTACAAGTGCATAGAGGTTGCGGCCTCTACTCCGCTACCTTTGGTAGCGGTAATGTAGGCTGACATATCGGCTAGGATAATGTCTCCAGGACTACCAGCAGTAGCGCAATGGAACGATTCCATAACAGGTATCCCAAGCATAGTACCGCTTGGGGTCTGTTGAATCGTACCTGGCGCGTAGTACAAGTTACGACCGCTATCGTCCTTCAAATTATAGAGGTTGTTTAACAGTGATTTATTGACAAGCCAAACAGGGCTAGGGCTGTTGGTCCTGAGGAAGACCGCAAGCATTGCCGACAAATCCTTATACGTGAAGTCGGAGCCGCTAACATATTCGTCCGCGTTCTGCGCGGTAACTACGACCGTCGCGGCATTGCCGATTATCCCTGTCGGTTGGTTGACACCAGTACCTTGTACGATGGCCTGATTGACAGCGTAGGTAATTGCGTACCCCGCTTTGGCGGTTAGGAACTGCTCAAGCAGCACATCATTATCACTCAAGAGTTCATCGGTAACGCTGACCAGAACGCCATACTTGCTGAGAGTGAAACTCAACTGGTTCACGAAGCCGCTGCCCGATATGTTGAGCGCGGTATTATCTGGTGATATCCATGACCCGCCGATTGGGTTAGTGCCGATGGTAACAAGGTTATCAATCGGCAGTTTGAAGTATGCGGTATTGGTAACGTAGTTGCGAGTCTTCGGCAATAATGATTGCTCACTCATGATAATCGCGAATATCTCTTTAGCGTATTCAGTTGGCACCGCGTACTGACCGTCTTGCGGAACTCCGTCGCCTTCGTTCATACCTGCCTTGAGGTGAACAAGACGCTCATCGGCTTTGTTATTCACCTTGCTGCTCATGACAGCCTTAGCAAAACTACCGAAGTTGGCGAAGCCGCCCTTCGGGTCAAGCGTTGAGCGGTCGGGACCAACGTTGATAACGGGTCGCCCCTTGACTGCCTTGTTGAGAGCGTCCGCAACGGCCTTTGATACCTTGCTGTCAACGGCGATTTGAATACGTGCGTCAACGCTGTCCAGCAACTCTGTTGCGGCCTTGCTGGCAACGTCTTCAACGGTTGGCGTCACTTCTACAACAGCGTCACCAAACGCCTTTGCTTCTACGTCGGTAACTTCGATTTCTTGATCTATTTTGTGGCCGAATGCGGCCTTATTGAACTTAATTTTCACTGATTCCCCCTAAGCGATAGGCTTAGTTATTTCATTATCCCTTTCGTTGGTGATAATCTCCGTCCCTCTTGCTCCGCTGATAGTTCTACTTCAAACGTTAGTGAGTTAACTGATTACTCTTGAGCACCTTACTAAGTTGCCCATAGAAACTACGGCGGATTTCAGATTCCGTAGGTGCTATTATTTCTGTTTCCTTAATAGGCTCCGCTGTTCCTTCATTTCCCCTGAAGAACTTCACGACTGCTTCGGAGTACCCTTTGCTGATTGCCATGGTTACCGCGTCGGTATTGCTTGGCATCCCCACTAACGAAAACTCTAAAAGGCTGGTCTTACGGTGTACTGCTCTTGCTCCCTTCCATTCGGGATGGAAGCGGAGTTCTTGCGGCGATGGAGCGTCGTGGTCCTTGGAGAGGAAGCCTACTGAATGGCTACGGTAGGCTCCCGCCTTGATAAGTTCCCATAGGGCCGCGTGTAGTTCGCTTGCTTTGGTGACAACCTGATATTTGGCAATGATTTTCTTTTCCTTTGCGGCTATCCATAGGCATGGGCCTAATGGGAGGGCATTGGAATCGTGTTGAAAATAAACCGCGGGTTGCTTGCGGAAGTCCGTAAGGTCCATACCCTTCGGCAAGACGATTTCCCCGTCGCGGTCGATCTTATCGGTTGAAATAGTAGCAATAACGATATGCTTGTCCTCATCGTCGCAAGTGAGGTCTACATCGTCGGGGTCTACCGCTTTGAGAACGTAACCAGCCGCTGGGTGAGCGGCGAGATAATCAACAATAGCACCGTCGTATGCTGCGCGCTTCGTTTCAAGTGATACCCAATTAAAATCCTTAATCATTCTGTTTCCCCTTTTTCAATTTCTGTAACCACGCGGCCTTCGATTTAGTGTTTACTACCTTGGCTTTCGCTGGTTTCTTAGATTTGCCCTTCATCGTTCACCCCTGTAATGCGTTGTCCCTTGCGGCTACGGCTTCGGCTAGCGTTTTATATTCGCCTAAATAACGTCGGACGCCGTTTATCGCGGGTAGGCGGACGCCATATGTTTTTCCGCGTCTAAAGCAAATGCCGTCGCCCCAAGGGCTTTTGCGTTCGTTCCATTTCGGCGCTTCCCCATTAATCAACCGCTCCCTGATCTTATCTGCTTCGATTTGTGCTTGCTGCTTACTGTCATAACCGCCGAAGCATCGTTGAGCACCGTCTACCGTAAAGTAGACATAGAAGCGACCCTTCATCTCGCGGACGTTACCAGGGCAACTCTGATTATAGTTATTAACCGAATACGTTACGTTGCGTAGGTTGGCTTTGCGATTGTCCAGAATATCATGGTTGATATGGTCAACTACAAAACCTTCAGGCGGAGCCATAATCACACGATGAAGGTAAATGCGGCCTAATCGCCATTTACTCGCAATGGCATAACCGTGTATAGCAATCGCCCATGTTGATCCCTTTGCCTTATCAACGTCTTCAGGGTCGATTAAGATCGTTCCCTTTAGGTGTTCTCCGTCCCTAACTTCTATAGAAACGTAGTCTCCGCAATCCAGATAAATGTTAGTATATCTTTTCATTCCCCTTATTCGTCCTCATTCTCTTGCGAGGAATCGTCTTCCACGTCGGTATCGCCACCGCTCGCGGCGTCAGGGTCTAAGACTTCGAGTAGCGCGCACCCGCAAGAAGGATGGATCGGGACAGCCCCCGAAGCGTCCACCTCCCCCGAATCATCATAATCATCTATGTCTACTTCTTCGTCAGAATATTCCTGACAAACTGGGCATGCGTCGGAACTCACTAAATATTTGAAGCCTTTGACAATTTTCGAAGCCTTAGCGGCTGTCACTTGACCGCTGGTTACTGCCGCCGCTACTTCCGTTCTCGCGATACGCTCCGCTTGATAATCTTCCGCGTTCTCAAAAAAGTCACTTACCTTTTGCGTCAAGGTGTCAATACTGTCGCCCTCCAGCGTACCGTCTTCCACCAAGTCCCTGACGCCGCTTACCACGTCAGTAAGGCTCTTGCGAGTAGTTACCATCGTTGAATGAGCAAACTTGTAGGCACGTTTGTCTACCGCGTCGGAAATGCCCCTTGGGACCACCGCAAACGAATCGGGAGACGCTCCGACCCTAGTAAGCCGTTGCTCCGTCGCTTCAGCGCTCTTTTGTGCTTGGATTTCTATCAGGGGTTTCACGCGGTAGGCTAAATCGTCTTCCGTCCCTTTTAAGTTATCTATCCAATCGTCGATATCCGTAAAGGCTGTCGGTACTTTTCCAGTATCCGCCTTCAGCGTTACGCCTTCGGCGGCCTTCGTTATTAGTGATATCTCAACACTTTTCTTAATCGTCTTGAGCGCGTCTTTTTTCAAGTCGGAGAACCAACCCGCTACAGCCGTCTTGATCTTCTTCACGGCCGCTTGCGTCGGGGTCGGCTGTAGAGCGGCCTTTCTGGTGCCGCCTTCGGCGTTAGGCCGTAGGCCGCCTTCACAAGCGACGCAATGTCCCTTTTGCGGCGGCCTACGGCCTAACGCAAACTTCGTTTGCGGCGTTTGAATGCTCAATGGCGGATTATGCCCCACCAGCGCCTTCGCTTCGGCAAAACCCAATTGCTCCGCAAGGTTAATGGCGACGGCACGGCTCATCGTTCCCGCCGCTACGTCCAGGTTGACGGCGCGGAGCCGATCCCACCGCTTGCCTTCGGCGTCTTGATCGTCGGCGCTGTCGCCATCGTCGGTAGGCTTCGGAGCCGCTTCGGTCGGTTGATCGTCGGGGGCCGATTGATCGTCTGGCGTTGCCAGCCTTACCGTGGTCGTAGAAGTAAAGTCGTCTCCGCCCTCTACAGGCTCCAACCCCAAACGCTCCCTTACGTCGTTCTTAGTGATTGCTCCAACCTTAGCCGCCGCATCCCACCTTGCGTCTTCCGCTTTCTGTTGCTCCAATTCAAACTCTTCATCTTCGGGAATAGGATTATCAAATTGTAAGAACACTCCATCATCGTCAAGCCCTAATTTGTCCTTATTCTCATTTAGAACTTGGTCAAACAAGTTAACGCGCGGCAAAATACATTGCCTACGATAGAGTTCTAGGCTTGCTTCCATATTGGCATAATTGGAATCCTTATCTATCAAGGCTGGTGGGTAAGCAAAAGCATTGGCAACCAACTTAATCACTTCATCGTTAATCTTCAAACCCGCAAGGTCGGTCGGTTGCCAAAACAATGGCTTGATATCCACCGACTTGTCAAGTATCAGCGGCTTGCCGTTATTGCCGCCGCTTAATCGTTGCTTGTACAGTTGCTCAATACGTGCCCGTTCGTTCTCGTCCAATACGTCAATCTTAGGAATAATCACCACGTCAGCCCTACTACGGTTCGTCAAGGTAGAGTTGAGCAAGTCAGTATATTGGCTTGACTGTAAGACCGACCTTATGGCGCTTCTTAACGGAGACAAGCCGCCACCGAAGCGGTCGCTACTGGTGATAAAGCGGAAGTCTATCACTTGCTCTTTAGGGATAATGGTTACTTTGGTCAAATCGGGACCGTCACTAGGATTGGTTGGTCCCTCAACGATGTAGCCTTCGATGAGGTTGAAGTATTGATAGCAAACTACGTAGCCGCTCATGTCTCGCAAAGGTATCATGCGTTGCGGAGCAAGCGGAGTAATCCGCTTTTGTCCGCCATCGCCTTCGTCAATGTACCAATACGCTCTACCCATTATCTCTAAATCTTGATCTGTCAACTTGAACAACTGGTGGCCGTTTATATCTTCGTTGACAGTACAAAGTAGATCGATCCAAGGATGTTCAGTGACTTCTACGATGTCCTCATCGTCACTAAGCATCTTGCGGCGCGCTTTGACTTTATTCTGTTGGTTCTTAGTGAGTTTCCGAATGCCTTTGAGGCTCATACTTTTCGATACTTTGCCACTGACAGGCTTATAGAGTTTCCAAGGGGTAGAGGCGACAGCGGTGGAATTGCGGTCTACGAAGATATAAGCCAGCGGGTTATTGATCGCTTCGGAGAGTAAGGTGTAATCGGAGATAGGACGGCGCATGCCGTTGGAGTTGCCGTAGCCTCCGATACTGTCTCCCATGAAGGACCAAATCTTTTCTACTTGGGCGATTTGATCTTTAGTGATTACCCCCCCTTTGTAGTATTCCGCGGCGCTGAAACCTAGGTTGACCAGGTCGGCCTCCGCCACGTAGAGCGGTTGATTGAAGTGCGTATGCCTAGTTTTGAAGTTCAAAGTTCCCCCGATTATCTGTTATCTGTAGTAATTATCATCAAGATCGCCCCACGCCGCCGCATATTCTAATCTTTTCTGATTTAGTGCCTCTTGTTCCTTTAGTGCCGTAGCCGCCGCTGTCCCATCGTCGCTAATAATTCCTAACCTGTTGGCGGCTTCAATGTCACGGATATGCTTGTCATCGACGCTTAGGCTGTCATCAGGATTTAACGGAGTAATCTTCTTACCCACCATGTGAGAAGCGCATAGATACCTAAGACTGTCCATTGCATGATCGTCCTTCCCTACGGGTTCGTCGATATAATCCCCACTACGGTCCTGTTTCCATGCGTAGCGTTTGGCTTCACTAATGAGGTTCTTACAGCGCGCCGAAATAATCAGCCGCCCCGCCTTGAACATGGCCGCTACGGTCATAATCGAAGCCGTGCGATTATTGGCAAGGTCTTTATGGTAGGGCCGCGCGGAGATCCCGTAAGAGCGTAAGGCGTCGATGGCTTTGGGATCTTCGCGGTCGCAATACCAAACGGGCCGTGTTGACTGTAGCAACTCGGCATACTTGAAATCCCTGCTAATCGTCCACCGCTTTTCGATCTTCAACACTTCCGCCGCTAACTGGTCATTGTTCAAACCTGTCTGATAGCATTCATCAACAACGTAAATCACTCCGTTCTCGCATTCGACGCCTAGTAAGGAGACTGCGGGGTCATTGGTGTAGCCGAAATCCTGTCCACCGATAATGCGAACGGCTGGAGACGGCAAGCGCTCTATCTCGGCTACTACGCCGCTTGCGTTGCGGTAGACAGGGTATTCCTTCACCTTGTCATCGCCGAATTGCTCATAGACAAGACCTTCAAAGCGGCTGAATACTCCGCGGAACATACGATCAAACATGACAGATGGCATAGTGCGTTTGGCTTCATCAAAGGCTTTAAGGTTGAACCCTGGACGGCAAATAGATTCCCAACGCCTCATGTACCATTCGCCATCGTCACTCTTACGCTGCTTATCTTCGCTGTCCATGGGCTTCGTGGCGGAGTAGAAGGCGTCGTAGATCGGAGACGCCATGTCGGGAGTTGAGACGACCAAGACGGGCGCGTTCCGCGCCGCGGCTCTAGTCTGAATACGTTGCCAACATTCAAGTGAGTATTCTTTTTTCGCGGCCTCATCGACTACGATGTAATCGTAAACGCCACCGTCAAGGCTTGCGGGGTTATCGGCGGTGCGGAAAAGTATTTCACCGAATTGCTGATTGGCAAAACGGAAGATACTTTCGTTCTTGACGTACTTGCCCGCGTAGGTCGTACCAGAATAGTAGCGTTCAAGGTGTTGAACGATTTGTGACTGTTGGCGCATCGGGACGGTAGGGGAGACGAATAGGCCTCTAGGCGGCTCCCCCTTGGGTCGGTTACTGGACGGCTTAGTAAGTACGTCTTCAATCCGTTTCTTCATCCATAATGGAGCACACGCGGTCTTACCGCCTTGCGCACCAGCGAAGGCTCCGACGAACTTCGCGGTTGATTTCAGTACGTCGATTTGCCCTTCATGGAGAACGTAGATTTTACAGCCGTTGACTATCTCACCCCATTCATAGGGCTTGCCGCGCTTTTTAACGTGCTTGTCGGCGTCAAGAGGGTCAACTATTGCTATCTGTAGGTTTGTCGTTCCCATCTAATACCTAATCGCTTAATCGAAACTACAGCGCCCGTTATTATGATTGACTACACGTTCACAATGCGAGAGATATTCTGTAGCGGTCATCGTGTGCTTTGCGATATTACAGGGCCAACAACACGAACGGCAATTAGATATTTCATAACCTATCTTGCTATCAATGCGGTCTATCCCGTTACATGGGTAATATCCATTAAGTTGAAGGTTCATTGAGGTTTTCCTAACCGCTGGCTTCGCTCCGCAATAATGACAACCGCTAGAGGTTATCCTTTTGAACTCTTCTTTTGTCAGATTGAACGAACGGTTGTTCGTTTTTGCGGAGCGTTGGTATTCACTATAATATCGATTGAAATCGGCCACTCCAGGTTCCCTATGAAATGTACCAATACAGCCGCAACTTTTAGTATGTCCACGAACCAAACTGCGAATGCGTATTACTTTGCGTTTTCCGCAATCGCACCTACATAACCAATAGGTTCCGTTCCTACTACCATGGGCAAACGTTTCCGCTGTTAGTCTATAGTGGTTGAATCCAGTATAATCTTTTCGCATACCTATGGTCGTCTAGTTTCAAATTGATTCTGAAGACGACCACGCAGGTTTACTCGACACCTCAGGAGAATCTGCGTCCAATACTTCGGCGTCCGAAGGACTAACTTCGTCCGCTTTTAACTCGATTAAATCCAGGACGCTCTTGCCGCTCGCCGTTGCATCCAAGTCGGTGGGCTTGACGGGCACGAAGCCGTTCCCGTTAAAGCCTATATTCACTATGCTTGGCGCGATGTTCAATCGGGTAATCCGTTCCAACGTAGTCAAGGCGTCATTATGCCATAACTCATTCACTTGATCTAATAACACTTGCGTCGGCTGGTCCTGACCAATCATTTTAGTGATAGCGAACTTTTGGAAGTCTAAGTAGCATTCGGGTTTGATAGAGCCGTCTTCGGCGAGGTATTGAGCGGCATCGGGGTCTAACTTGAGTTTCCGTAACGGCAAGACAGCCTTAGCCGCTACCGTTACGGCTACCTTGCGGCCGCGCCGCTGTTGGGTTAGCCCCTGGTCGCACAAGTCATCCAGTACCGATTCGGTCCAATGGTCATAGCCTTTTGCTTCTTCAACCTGTCGCCGCGCTTCTATCTGGATAGCCTTTAACTTGGCGGTTTCGGGATTGCGTCCTAACCAAAAGCGTTGTGCCCTGCGTTCGCCTGTTACCGTTTTGAAATGGCCAATGTTCTTACGGAATTGCTGGACCCTCTTGTCCCATACTACGGTAATGGGCGGTATGCTCCGCCGCTTAGACATATCCGTGATCTTACGCTTAACTGGTTTTACTGGCGTTACTGGCGCTGTCGGCACTACTTTCGGAGTTGGAGTGTCCATACTATTCCTCTACCCCTTGAGACTGTAGATAGAACAGCCTATTCAATTCGTCCTCTTCATCGGCAGTCAAGTAGCCGCCGCAATGGTTCTCCTCATCGCAATACGTGCCTACGGGAATCTTCGCGGTTAACTCCGCTATGCGTTTGTTCAAACTGTCATCGCGTATTGTATTAGTTATGGTTATGGCAAGTTCATAATGATAGTTGCCGTCACCATCTATGTAATCATCGGCATGCCAACTATCGGCCTTTTGTAATAGTTGATCCTCCCCTAAAATGTTAACGGCTTTTATCTGCGCGGCCTCTATTCGCTCCCTTGATAGTTCCATATAAGCCGCGCTCAACTCTATTCCGAGATAATGACGGTTGCGCTGTACCGCTACGACCCCCGTAGTGCCCGCCCCCGAAAAGGGGTCAAGAACCGTATCACCTTCCCTGGAACCTGCTAATACGCAAGGGTCTATCAGGTCGGTAGGAAAGGTAGCGAAATGCGCCCGCTTGTAAGCCTTTGTTGGGATAGTCCAAACGGAGCGGCGGTTGCGTCCACTGGCCTTATCTTCATCAGTCCATTTCCCAAGCGTTCCGCCAACGTGCCCTAACTTCGTATTCTTCCAGCCTGGTACTATATTCGGACTACCGTGACTATTTGCGCTACAAGCCTCCCGAACAGCCTTGGCATCGTAGTAATAATGCGGTTGCTTACTCAACAGAAACAAATTCTCATGCGCCTTCGTCGGTCGGTCGGTAACGGGTTCGGGCATAGCGTTAGGCTTATGCCAAATAATGTCACTCCGCAAATACCACCCGTCATTGCGAAGCGCAAAGGCAACCGCCCACGGAATACCGATTAAGTCTTTCTCCTTCGTTCCTGCGGGAGTAATGGAGCGGTGGCGGTCACCTAAACCTTTTGACATTTTCGGATCGTAAGCGGACCCGCCCCCACTAGCGTAACTGTCGCCAAGGTTCAACCATAACGTTCCGTCGTCTTTCAATACCCTACGAACCTGACGGAAGACCTCTACCATCTTGGCAACGTATGCTTCAAAGGTTTGCTCTAATCCGATTTGCCCTTCTACTCCGTAATCACGTAATCCGAAATAAGGAGGCGAAGTAATACAGGTTTGAACCGAAGCGGCTTCAAGTTCACTCAATACTTGCTGACAATCCCCTAATCGTAAATCAACATTCATTATTATGTATCGGCTTTTCACATTCATCTGCCACGACAAGCGTGGCAGTTTTCTGCGGAAAAATCTATAAAGATTATCGGCAAGCGCAATAAGCGCAATAAGAAAGCCGCAACGTTGCGGCTTCTGTCAGTTAGTCCATTCTTAAAAGACACTGTAATCTCCCTAGCGTCTACTTCCGCTAGGCGGCTAGAGTATCTTTTGCCTTCGGTCCAGGTTTCCCTTTGGGAGCCGCCTTCACATCAAACATCGGTTGGAGCCGCAAGCGGAGTTGGTCAGTTGCCACCGCAACCCGATCAAAGTCGGCTTGCGACCGTTGGGTATAATGTTTCTCTGATACCGTCTTGCGCCCGCTAGGATCGACAGTAGACCACGCTCCGAATACTTGCTTGACCTCATGGCCCGCGATGTCTTGAACCAACTGCGCGGCAGTACGACGGAGACAGTAGAACCCGTAGCCGTCTCCATTATTGACGTTGCCTTTCACTCCCTTGTTGTTCATGAGCCGTTGCCAAGCCAAAGCGATAGCGTCAGTATTGCCGTGTTTCAAGGGGTAGCCGTCTTCCGTCAATATGGCAAGGTTGTCGGTATTGGGCTTCGGTTGGTTGACGGGTTCAATGTCAAACGCGCTCATCGTGCTTTGCTCAAGTAAGACGTACTCAAGGGCGGTTGCCGTCTCATCCCAAAGTTTCCATTTCGCCTTCACCCCTGTCTTGTTCCGCTTGCGTTCAATGAAGGCTGGTTTGCCGTCAGCATAGATAATATGCGCCTTGCGAAGCGTTGAGATTTCCTTTTGGCCCATGGCGCATTGAAGCCCTAGAAGCAAGTAGAGCCGCGTACGGGTCGTGGCGTTGGCGTAGAGCGTTGCCAACTCCGATTCGGTGTATTGCTTTGGTGAGTTGTCAGCGTCCTTCTCATCGTCGGTCAAGAGCCGTTCCACTTCGACTTGGAACAGTTCATCCCAATCGGCAAAAGCCGTCCAACATGACTTCCTAGCCCAATCGAAAAACTGACGGAAGATGGAAAGCACGTTAATGACGGTCTGGACCTTCATTGGCTCCCCATAGCGGAGCGTCTTAGGACGACGCTTGAAATGGTTCGTCATGGCGTGGAGTTGTACGGGGCCGATACTCGCCATTGGAACGTCAGCAATAGAGCGTTTGAGCAACTTGTATTTCCATGCGTCCTTGCTGACAGTATCGGCGCTGACGCTGATACCGCTCTCCCCTTGACGGTAGGCAATGTAGGCGTCGATGGATTGGTGAAGGCTGACAGTTGGGCTAGGAAGGCCGCTGGCGCTGTTATTGGCGTTCAAGGCTCCGACAGTCGCCATTGGGGCCGCTGACGCATTAGCGACCGTTTTTGACGCCATTGCGGCCCCAAGCAAGACGTTCCTTGCGTTTGCCTTCGCGGTGCCGACTGCTTCATCGGTCCAGGCGCTGATACCAGCCGCTTGAAGCCGCTCATACTCGCTGCGAAAGATGTCAGCGGCTTGATTGGCGCGTTTCGCTTCGGCGGTGCCGTTGGTCAAGATGCCAAAGTCACGACCGAAGTAGAAGCGCCTTCCGCCGATCATTGTCTTGAAGCCGTAGAAGGTGCCGTTAATGGTGTGCTCTGAAAGGCGTTTGAAGGGGGTCTTCAAGGTGTTTTTAAGGGTTTTCATGGCGTCAGTATTGCCATTTGGCTAAAGAAAGCAAGGGTATTGGCTCAAGATTTGACTAAAAGCAAAATGACTAAATCATAAGTCATTGAAAATAATGGAGTTAAAATTATGAGACATGCGGTTTTGTAAACCGCAGGTCGTCGGATCGTGCCCGACCGGTGGCTTTGCCGTCCCGACTCCTACTCCCGATGCGAAAAACCCGGTTCCCCCCGAGAAATTCGGGCCTTTCCCCGGATCGGTTCTCGATCACAGGAACAAGTCGGCTGAAACCTTGAAGTGATCGGCAAGGGTCCGGATGTGGGCCTTGCTGAGTTTCCGACCGCCGTTCAGTATCTTTGAGCCAAGTGAGCGCTCACCAAGCATCTCGCCCAGCTTAGAAGCGCTCATGCCGTGGCCTTCCATCAGAGCGCGCAGTACCTCAATCGGCCCGATGTCCGACGCGTCGATCGCGTGGTGCTGGTCCTCGTAGTCGGCCAGCAGAATCGTCAGCGTTTCGAGGTACTGCGCTTGACCCGGCGACATTTTCTCGATGCACGTAAGGGCGTCGATCATCTCCTGTGAGTTGCGGTAGGCGACCTCGTCGCTGATCGCGCAGGGCGGGAGCATCCGCACGAGAGACTCAAAATCGGCGGGAAGCTTGGCGGCGACCGGGCTGGTTACTCGCGGCAT